GCGATATTTGATTCCTATAATTTTATGTCTGCCCGCGCAGAATTTAATGGTGGGGGTCTTCTTGGTTGTATAGATGTTTGCAAAGTCGAAGACAATCTGTTTGTAGTTAATTTATTTGGACAGGATAAATATAAAAAATCTATAGATGATAACTGGAATCGTTTTACTAGTTATGGTGCCTGGGAAAAGGCATTACCTAAATTAAGAAAATATATTAATGAACAGGGTTTGCCAGATAGAATATACTTTCCATATAATGTAGGATGTGATAGAGGTGGTGGCGATTGGAGAATTATTAGTGCGATGATTGAAGAACATTTTCCAGACGCAATATTTTGTAAATATAAAGGATAATATAAAGGATAATATGAAAGAAGTAAAAATTAAAAGAATGGGACCAAAGGACGTATCCGTATTGTTAGGTATGCTAGCATTTCTGATAGTCCCTTGGTTCATTGCAGGTTTAAATATTTGGGGCTGGATGGCTGTTTGTGTTGCTGCCTTAGTTATATGTTTTGAAATTTATTCAATAATTAAGAATGATAAGACTATTAGTCGAATATTTTGGGAATATAAAGAGAAACATCCAATTGCTGCTTGGATTGTATTTGGTATTGCATCAATTGGTTGGATATTGTTAGGTTATCATCTATTAGGATAAAATGAAACAAGTAGACTTCAAAAAAATAACTATTGAAAATTTTCTTTCTATAGGAAATGTTCCTGTTACTATTGATTTTCAAAGGGGTATCAATATCATAACGGGTATTAATCTAGACAAAGAAGGTAGTAAGAATGGTGTCGGCAAAAGTACCATTCTGGATGCTATTCATTTTGTTTTATTTGGTGAGACCATACGTGAACTTAAAAAGGAACATATAGTTAATAGACACACTCGAAAAAATTGTAAAGTTGTTTTAGAATTTGAAGTAAATGGTGAATTATATATTTTAACAAGAACAATAGAACCCACAGCAGTAGAACTATTACAACCCTCATTAAAAGAAAAGAAAGATATTACAAAATCTAGTATGCCCAAAACAACGGCATATGTACAGAGTCTTATTAATTGTACACCAGAAGTATTTCAACAAAGTATATTAATGTCAATTAATAGCACATCTCCCTTTATGACACAAAGGAAAGTTGAAAAAAGAAAGTTTATTGAAGGTATTTTAAAATTGGGAGTATTTAGTGAAATGCTTAATGCTGCCCGTTTAGATTATAACGAAACGAAAAAAGAAACGGATTTAGAAAAGAATGCCTTAAATGATTTGGTTGCATCATTAGAAAAATATTATTTTCAACAAACCAATTTTGATTCTCTAAAGGCTACTAAGATTAAAGAACTTAATGAAAGAATCGTTGAGAATAAATCTGATATAGAGAAGCTTAAAAAACTTATCAAAGTTATTGATAAGGAAGATAGATCGAAAAAGATTACTGAAATAGTTGAAGAGGAAGCAACCTATAAAAAGGCCGTTAATGATTTAACCACTGATGTCATAAAGGTTAATTCAAGTATAAAATCATTAGAAAAAGAATTTACAGATTTAGAGAAAAAGGGTCTGTCGTGCGATAAATGTCATCGGCCCTTTACTGAACAAGATATTGAAGCTGTTGAGGCTCGCAAAGAAGAAATAAATTCACATCTTGTTACAAAAAGAACTGAATTGATTCTATTAGAGTCGACTCTGACTAAACAGAAAAAATTAGTCCTTGATTGTGATAGTAAAAAGGATAAAATTAGAGAAGAGATATATCAGATTGAGTTAGATAAAAAAGAAAATGAAAATATCGAAAATAAAATTCAGAATCTAAACGTAATAATCAAACAGAATGAAAAAGATATAGATAATGAAGAACAACGTACTTCAGGGTTTAAAACTCTAATAGATGAAAGTGAAGCACGTAAGGGAACTCTTGATAATAGAGTACTTCAACTTTGTAAAAAAACTGATATTCTTGAGGCTGTTAAGTTTGTTGTATCTGAAGAAGGTGTTAAGTCCTTTATCGTTAAGAAAATCCTAACTTTACTTAACAATAGACTTGCTATTTATTTGAACAAATTAGAAGCAAATTGTCGTTGTTCATTCAATGAGTACTTTGAAGAAGTAATTTTAGATGATAAAGGACACGATTGTTGTTATTACAACTTCTCTGGTGGTGAACGTAAAAGAATAGACTTGGCAATGTTATTTACATTTCAAGATATACGAAGACTTCAAGGTGATGTAACAGTTAATTTGAATATGTATGATGAACTATTAGACAGTAGTTTGGATGGAAAAGGTATTGAATGTGTTTTGAATACTCTATATGAAAGAGTTGAAAATTATGGTGAGGCCATATACATTATTACACATAATCCTTTAACTATGAATGTCGCAATTAATAGCACAATTAACCTAGTAAAATCTAACGGAATTACTAAATTATCTACTTGATTTTTAGCTAGTGCATACCTAAATAAGGTATATGGCACTACAGTTTAAAAATCCAATTCAGCAACAACAACAACAACCCCAACAATCTAATATTAATTATAGTATTGGAAATATGGGTATTCCTATGGCTCCACAAGGTATGCCATTAGGTATTCCTTATATTAGTAAGGTTAATAAGTTAATATTTCAAGCTCCTCCTCCTATTGAGATGCCAGGTTCTGGACTTAAAAGGGCAGTAAACTATTATGCAGATTATGGTGGTTGTGGTATGTGGAGAATGGTCTGGCCTGAAAATCTTTTAAACGCATATAATAAGGCTGTTGTTAATGGATTGACTACTATGATAGTAGATGAACGATTTTATAATGGGTTAAACGCAGTTAGATTACAAAGACAGGCAACCCCACATCAATTAGAATTTGTAAAGTTTCTAAAACATATACAACCTAAATATGGATTTAAAATTCTTTATGAAATTGATGATGTAATTTTTAGAGAAGACATTCCTGAATATAATAGATGCAAGGACGCCTTTATAAGTGACGATATTGCTAGATGCTCAAAAGAAATCATGTCTATGTGTGATGAAGTATCTGTAACTTGTTCTTATATGAAAGAATACTATAGAGAGAAAACAGGTAATCAGAATATTACTGTTATTCCTAACTATCCTCCTAAGTTTTGGTTCCAGGGACTATATAACAAAGATAGATTGTTAAATACCTTTAAGGAAAATAAGGACAGGCCTAGAATTATTTATACTGGTTCTGGAACTCACATTGATGTTATTAATAGGGCCAATCAGCAAGATGATTTTGCCCACGTAGTAGATTATATTATTGCCACTCGTAAAGAATTTAAATGGGTGTTCATGGGTTGTTTCCCAATTAAATGTAAACCATTTATAGATACTGGTGAAATGGAATTTCATAACTGGAAACAGATGTATGACTATCCTCAAGGCATTTATGATTTAAATGGAAGTGTTTCTATTGCTCCATTAATTGATAACAGATTTAATAGGGCTAAGAGTAATATTAAGTATCTTGAAGCAGCTAACTTGGGTATTCCTTGTGTGTGTCAAGATTTTGAAACATATGAAATTGCTCCTAAAGAATTGAAATTTAATACGGGTATCGAAATGATTAATAAGATCAGATCATTAACTAAGGATATTAAGACATATGAAGCAATGTCAGATTATGTTTATAAGGATTCTCAAACGATGTTATTGAACGATCATTTAGATGAATATACAGAATTATACTTCACACCTTATGGAAGTAAGGAACGTAAGGCATTACTCAAAAATAACCCAGAACAAGCTACTTGAGTTTTTTGCGTTTAATGTTATTATATATACATGGATTATACAAGCTACAGACATATTCATTATAATTCCCGCAAACGTGCATTTAGATTATGGACCTGGGACAAAAATACGGGGGAAAGGATTATTGTTGATAAACCTTTTAGTCCATATATTTATCTTGAAACAGCTAATCCAAAAGATGCTGATGCCAATAGCATTTATAATACACCTTTAAGAAAGGTAACATTTAATAATAGTTTCGATCGTCACAAGTATGTAAAAGACGGTGGACTAAAACGAATATTCTATAATCTTCAAGTTGAACAACAAATTCTGATTGATGAATTTGGTAAACACAATCAGGATAAAGATTTTAGTCAGTTCCCTTTAAAAATATTCACAGTAGATATTGAAACATATTCTCCCGATGCATTTCCAGAACCAGCAGAAGCAAAAGATCCTATTACTCTAATTACAATTCATGATAGTTTAACAGATCATTATCATACTTGGGGAACAAAAAGTTTTTATCCAAATGATGAAGAATCAAATGTAACCTATTATCATTGTAATTCTGAGGTTGATATTCTTAGAAGTTTTATTAAATTCTGGAGAAAAGATTTTCCTGATATTGTTACTGGATGGAACATTGACGGCTTCGATATACCATATCTAATTAATCGTATAACAAACATATTAGGTGAAGGTACAGCAGAATCATTATCTCCTGTAGATAAATTACGCAAACGTGAGAATGTAGTTCTTAAATTCGGTAAAGTAGGCGTTAAATGGTCTATTGAAGGACTTAGCATTATTGACTATATGGATCTTTATATGACTTTCAGTCGTGGTAAACAAGAAAGTTATAAATTGGACCATATCGGTGAAGTAGAACTAGGCAAAGGTAAATTAGCTTTCAATGCAACTGGTCTTAGTCAATTACAAGATACAGATTGGGATACTTTTGTTAGATATAACATTCAAGATACCGCTATTGTTTCTGGACTTGAAAGAAAACTTCAATTCCTAATGTTAGTAAGAATGTTAGCATATTTAGGTATGACTAATTTTGAAGCTGCATTGGGAACAGTTAGTATAGTAACAGGAGCCCTTGCACTTCAAGCACTATCAAAAAATATGATCATTCCTACATTTCCTAAGGGTGACGTAGAAGCATATGATGGTGGTTATGTTAAGAATCCTAATAAGGGATTACATGAAGCAATAGTAAGTTTTGATGCAAACAGTCTATATCCAAATACGATCATTACCTTAAATATTAGTCCTGAAACTAAATTAGGAAAAATACTTAAAACAGATGATGAACATATAGAATTATTGTTAGCGAATGAAAAAAGATATACTCTTACACATACACAATTTGCAGAATTTGTAAAACAGCAAGACGTTGCCATTTCTAAAGCAAAGATTTTATTTAGTCAGAAACATAAAGGATTCTGTCCTGAACTAGTAGATATCATTTATGCTGATCGTGTTAAGGACAAAAAAGAACAAAAGTCACTTAAACTAAAAAGATCCAAATTAGAAAATGAAGATGAAATTAGAGAGATAACTAAAGATATTGATCATCTTGAAATTATGCAATATACTAAGAAGATTCTTCTGAACCGTTTATATGGAACGTTTGCTAATAAATATAGTCCCTTTTCAGATGTTGACATTGCATCAAGTATTACTTTAACGGGGCAAGCTGTTGTTAAACAGGCCGCGGAAATTGGATTACAATTTGCCAAGGACCATG